AACTACTCTATTCTTGCTAAAGCTCTGCTCACCGAAGAGCGCGAGCGCGATAATGTTCCCGATAGGGCATACTACCGCGAATAAGACCTGTAAGTTATATTTTATTCCCGAACGGGAACCCCGACAAAAATGATCGTAGGAATTGACAATGGACTCGACGGCGGACTCTGCGCGGTCTCTAAATTCGACGGTAGGATCATCGACAAGATTCGCATGCCGACTCTCCAGATGTCGAAGAAAAAGGAGATCGACATCCGCGCCATCAAGCAGTGGCTTCTGGACCTCAACACGCCATTTGAGCTGGCCATTGAAGAACCACTAGCCCACGCGAAAAGTTCGCAAGCAGTCAGGTCTATGGCCATCAGCTTCGGCAAACTAGTTGGCATGGCCGAAAGCCACCAGTATCCTGTACAACGAGTCTCAGTCCACAAGTGGCAAAAGAAGATGCTTGGCCGGATGCCTAAAGGTAGGTCCAAAGAATTTGCTTTAGCGTTGGCTATATCGCTTGAGCCAGAAGAGAACTGGCTCGCGAGCAAGAGGTGCAAAAAGCCCCACGACGGGATGATCGACGCCTACCTTATCGCCCTCTATATAAGGAACGGTAAAAAGAGTTAAGCTTAGGTATCGACGCGGCTCTAATTCTAGGCTATTAGTCTGGTTATGAGCAGTTCCAGTTCCAGCAGTAGTTCGAGTTCCAGCAGTAGTTCGAGTTCCAGCAGTAGTTCGAGTTCCAGCAGCAGTTCGAGTTCCAGCAGCAGTTCTACCAGCGTGGGCATCTCCGCCGCTGCAGGCCCGTTTGGTTACAACCTACTAAGCACTGGTAGCACGGTTGGCAACGCTATTAAGTGGCGGTCTATCGTAGAGGGCGCTGATGGTAAACTATATTGCGCACCATACTACGTCGATAGCGTTCTCGTTATTGACCCCGCCGACGACTCAGTATCTCAGGTAACTCTAAGCTCCCTAAGCGTCTCGCAGCCCTCCAATAAACGCCAAAAGTGGGTTGATGGTTTGCTCGCTCCGAATGGGAAGATGTATTTCAACCCGCACAATGGGTCAGGCTGGTTAATCTTAGATACAAGCACTAGCGGAGGTCTCGTCGCCACAACGGTGGGCGGCTCTAACCAGACAAGGGGAGGTGCTATAGACTCGTCCGGCGTGATCTATTCGACCCAGTATAGCGGAGGGCATCCTTTGAAGTATGTCTTCCGGTTGGATACAACAACCGATTCTACCCTCACGGCTTTACAATATACCACCGCTAGAACCGGAGGAATTTACACGGCTAGACCTAATTGGTCTACTGATACGAATAATGGGACTTATGACTCTAAGTGGGGAGTCACTGCCGCACCGAATGGCAAGCTATACAGCACCCCGATGGGCGCAGGCCGCATCATAATCACTGATCCTTCTACGGGATTCTCTACGGAGGGGGTCGATACACTAACAGGAAACGCCCCTCTTCCTACAGAGACCGCGTTCCCGCCGCCCGTATCTTCCTACAACGCAGGCAATACGCCCCCTTACTTCGTTAAATATTCGGGCGGAACTGTGGACCCCGTATCCGGTAACATTTACGCGATGCCCAGAAGGGCGAACTCGATCCTAAAAATTGATACCACTACGGACAGGGCTTATGAGCTACCGTTACCTGCTGCACTAATATCCGCCACAGCAACATCGACGTCCAAGTCATTCAGCTCCCTCCTCGGACCGGATGGTCGTATTTACTCTGTCCCGTGGGATGAGGATTATTTAATGTGGATCGACCCTGCCACTGACGAGATTGGCTACGAAGATATTTCCCACATACTCGCGCTGTCTGGTTCGCCTAACACTCTTTACTACACCTATGGGGTTACCTCTGGCGACAGCATGTATTTCTCAGCCGGACGTGCGAGCAACATTCTTAAGCTTACCCCTTACGTAGCGACGAGTTCTTCATCAAGCTCTTCATCTGGTGGCCCGTGCGAGCAGTGTCCATGCATCCAGATCAGATTCACCCCGCTGGGAGCAACAGAGGCAGTTTGTTATGAGATATCTCCAGAGGCCAATGGCAATTTTATTCTGGATGACATCTCCTTCCAACGCGTCGCCGATTGTAAGTGGTCGATGGTGATCGCTGGCGATGCCGCGACTCCGCAAGGGGGAGCAGACGAAGGTGCTTGCCCCTTCGGAACGTGGGTTGACTCTAGCTTAGGGAACATCACGGTTGGCCCGTGCGACGGGTGTGACTCAAGCTCTTCCTCAAGCTCTTCATCAAGCTCTTCATCAAGCTCTTCATCAAGCTCTTCCTCAAGCTCTTCCTCAAGCTCAAGCTATGGGTCGTATAAAGAAAACTCCTCTGTCGCTGAAGGAGATGCGACATAGGGGTAAAAAAAGTTGAACTTTTTTCTGGACGGAGTGGGTCTCCCGAATTATATGTCTGTTCATAGACAATAATTCAAATAGATGAAGACCTTATATCCAAAACAGAAAGAGGCGTTCGACTTCTTTTTAAATAAGCAGGCGAGCGGCAGCAATACCCTCGACACGAGCCACGTCGGAACAGGCAAGACGGTCGTAGCGGCCCACCTAGCCAAGAGCCTCGGCAGGCCCGTCGCGGTCCTCTGCCCCAAGGCAGTCATCCCGTCATGGGAGCGCGAGCTGAAAGAGACAGGCATCGACCCGCTGTTCGTCCTGAACTACGAGAAAATTCGTAACGGGAAAACAGAGTGGATGTCGAAGAGCGGGAAGAAGATCATGCTGTGGTCACTGCCCGAAGAAACTATCGTGCTGGTGGACGAGGTCCACAAATGCAAAGGGCCGTTCACGCAGAACGCGCAGCTAATGATCTCGCTCGTTATGCAGGGCTACTCGGTCCACGCAATGAGTGCGACCGCCGCCGAAGACCCCACCGAGATGCGCCCGTTAGGATTTGCGTTGGGTCTCCACAATCTCAACCGCTCCTCCGACGAACTAAAAAGCTGGTTCAGTTGGATGATGCAGTATGGCTGCGCCCAGAACGAGTGGAAGGCGTGGGAGCTTCGCCGTAAGACCAAACTTAATGATCTCAATAAGGTCATGTATAGCAAGAACGTGAAGCGTCTCACGGTGGGCGACTTCCCCGATTCCTTTAAAGCGAACCGCGTATTCGTGGAGCCTGTATCATTTGGCTCTGCCGCCAAGATCGCCAAGGCGTATAAGGATCTCGGTATCACGCCAGAGATTCTCACTAACTTAATAGAGAACGGGACTGTGGAGGACAGCGACTGGGTTCTCGTCAACCTGCTCCGCGCCCGTCAGCTAGCCGAGTCTCTCAAGGCGAAAGATATGGCCGAGATGGCTAAGGACTACGTCGAGCAGGGACACAGCGTTGTCCTCTTCGTCAACTTCACAGATACCGCTAATACACTCCAGCAGTTGTTAAAGTGTCCAGCTATTGTTGGGGGCCAGACCGCAGCAGACCGTCAGCAGGTAATTGATGACTTCCAAGACGATAGCGAACACGTCATTGTCGTGAACATTGCGGCGGGTGGCACGGGCATATCGTTGCACGATATAAAAGGAAACCGCCAGAGGATCTCGTTGATCTCGCCTACCTTTAACGTCAAGGATCACCTACAGGCGCTGGGCCGGATTCACCGGAACGGATCAAAAAGTGACGCCATCCAGAAGATCCTAGTTGCGAGCAACTCCGTCGAGGAACATGTTATGCGCGTCATAGAACAGAAGTCGGATAACTTAAATACTCTACATCAATGAAAATAGAATTAAAAAATATAGCGGTGTCCGTAGCACACCTGCTGGAAGCTGGTATCACCAAAACAGATCGGCTTTCTATGCTCGCGTATATCGCATCAAGGGACGTAGGCGTCAATACGGCAGAAGTAGGTCGAGCATTCAATGTTTCCCGCGCCAAAATTTATGGGGCGATGGTTGCCTGCGAGCAACACAACCTGACGCGACAAGAAATCAGATACGAAATAAAAGGCGGTGCTACAAAAAAAGGTGGTGCTAGCGGTGCTACAAAAAAAGTCGGTTACTGGTATGTCACTCCTTATGCTAAGGATGTATTGAGTAACTTCTCCAGCTCACTTCAAATCAACCTCAAACCGTTGTCGGATGCAAATAACAAATAGAGGAAACATCGACAGCGGCGCTGGAAAGTCCGGTTATAACGCATACAAGAAAGGCATTGATTGGCGCGTGGCTGTCGATAGGTGGACGAAAAGCAAGAAGAACAGCTTATGGATTAAGTCAGCTCTTTTATCTTTTCGGAGAGCGGGAGGCGTAGTCCCTAACGAACAGTTAGACCGTAATGCTTACCGAAGAGTGAACACCGCATACACAGGTATGCATAGCCCATATAAAAGAAAGTAAAACATTAACACATGAAAAATAAACCCACTCACGGGCCTAGTCGCGGCTATGCTAACGCGCGCTTCAGCGGAGACGCTCCCCAACACCCGCACACCTTCTCTAAACATGCAGGAGGCAAGAAGAAGAAGAAAAAGAATAAGAAACATAGAAACAGCCCATGAGAATAGTAATCGAACCAGATGAACTCGCTGTGTGTGAAACACTCGGCAGGCTCCGCTCTTTGATCGCACGTAGCGCCAGAGTGAAGGACGCCAAGATGGGGAGCCAAGATGGGGCGAAGGCTGATGTCATGGGCCTCAAAGCGGAGTATGCTTTCGCCAAAGCCTTTAACGTCTTCCCTGACCTCGGACTTAAACCAAGAAGCGGCAGCCCCGACGGTATTCTGAACGGGCTGCGATATGACGTAAAGTCAACTCACCACGAAGAGGGGATGCTCCTCGCTACCCTAAAAGGTAACCCCGATGTCGATGTCTATGTCCTCGCCATCGTAAAAAACTCAGTGGTCTACCTCAAGGGGTGGGTCTACAAAGATGACCTAATAAAAAAAGAGAACCTTATTGATTTAGGATACGGAAAGGGCTACGGCTTGGACCAAGACAAACTCAACGAATTAAATTTAGAATATGGATTCCAATAACCAACCAAACCACACAGACAGGGGTCACGCGGAGTTTTCTCCATCGAGCCTGAAATACGTAGCCGCTTGCGCGGGATACACGGGCCGCGACGGCACGTCACCCGCAGCCGAGATGGGGACCAGAATTCATGAGGCACTCGAAGTCTTTGATCCTTCCGCTCTCCAAACTGAGGAGGAGCTGTCGATCTACGAGCAAATCGTAGAAATGGAGAAAGCCTTCATGGAAAACTTCGGTGAGATCGCGGAGGAGCTTAACGAGATCCAAGTCGAAGTCGCCTTGGATGGGACCGCGACATGGGGAACCTGTGACCGATTCCTGATCCTCGAAGGTGGTGAGCGAGCCGTCATGTCTGATTACAAGACGGGCATCAGCATCATCGATCCGCCCGAGTCTAACTGGCAGGCGAAAGCCTATACCACCGGAGCCTTCCAGAAGTATCCTGACATTAAGGAGATCATCTTCGCGTTCTACGTGCCTCAGCACCACGCGACTCTCCACCACACGTTTACGAGAGCTGACCTACCGACTCTGGTCGCCGACCTAAGCCGCATTATCAAAGCGGGTGAGGCCACTCGACCTAAGTGGGAAACAGGCACACCAGAACTCGAAGATTGCACCCCGACCCAGTATTGCCGCTTCTGCAAATACGAGGATAGCTGCCCCGCATTGGGTGGACTCGTTATCAACGTGGCCAAGAAACTTGATACTACTCTGCCGGACATCGACCCTACTGACGTGGATAATCCTGCCAGACTCTCTGAGCTGTTCAACATAGCGAAGATCGTGGAGAACTGGTCGGCGGCTATTAAGCGTAAGACGCTCGAGGCTCTTAAAGAAGGTGAGAAGCTCGACGGTTTGAAGCTGCGCTCGATGGGGCGCATCCGAAAAATCTCTGATAATGCTACTTTCGCGAAGATTGCGAAAAAACATGGAATTGATCTGGACACGTTGCTGGATCAGGTTAACTTCCCACTCGCGAAGGTCGCCAAAAAGGTGGCCCCCTCCGACAAACAAATTTTCTTAGACGACTGCGAAGATGCAGGGATCGTAGAAACATCAGACGAGCGACACTGTGTTGCGACTCAATAAACCAAAAACAAATAATTGATATTATGACTAAAGAGAAAAAACAAGAAGTAGTCGAGACCAAGGCTGATACAGGCCTTGCCAACGTAAGCGGAATCGTAATTGATACGGAGGACATCGAAATCCCCCGCATCAACATCTGCCAGAAAATGACTCAATCTGACGCTAAAGTCGGGTCGATCCTTTTCGATAAGATGTATGAGATCGCACCACCCGACACTCCAGTTAAGGCGGTCACCGTGGCAGCTCTAAAAGGCTGGCGCGAGAACATCCCCTTCGAGGAGGAGGAGATCCCGAAGATCGCATGGTCCAAAGCGGAGTCAGAGGCTATCGCGGAAGAATCCGAGTGGGCCATGACTGAATTCGCGGAGATCACTCTGCTTATACAGCAGCCCGAAGGCAGCAAAAATGACGACGCGTTCCAGTTACCTATCGGTGACCTCAACTACGCACTAGGTAAGATCAACGTGGGGAAGAACGCATACCGTTCGACCTACAAGCGTCTCGCCACCTTCGCCGCCCTTCAGTCAGGAATCCCGATCCACAGCCGGATCTGGAATTTCGTTTCGGAAGAGTTGTCGAAAGGCAAATACACTTGGTTCAACCCGTCACTCACCGTGTCGAAGGAAGAGGTCAACGACGACGTTGCCGCTTTCGTTAAAAACTTTCTCGGAGCTTAATCCTTAAAAATATGACGGACCAAGAGAAAGAACAGAAAACCCGCGACCTTCTATTGCAGGAGGTCGAGATGCTCGACGGCATGATCACTGAAGTCGAGGATCAACGAAAACAAGTCACCACCAGCTTGCGAAAGCTGAAGGTAGTTCGCGAAGCCCTCCAACACGTTGTTGGGGAGCAGAAAGAATTCGACTTGGAAACTGTAGAATAGCAGGAAGCCCGTCTTGGACTGCCAGCGGCCATAGAGCGTGACGTTGATACACGCTACTAGACCGCGTTCCAAGATGGGCTTTTTTCTGCCCAAAAATAAATTAATATGATTACATACGCACTAGATTTCGAGACCTATTACGACAAGGACTGCTCAATTCGCACCCTTGGCCCACTAGGCTACTTTTCCCATCACGATTTTGACGCCTACATGGTCAGTGTCGTCGGTGACGACGGCTACGAGTTCGTCGGCCACCCCAAAGATTTCAACTGGTCGATGCTGGAGGGACAGGTCGCCCTTAGCCACAACGCCAGTTTCGACGAGACCCTCTACCTCTACGGCATCACCCAGCAATGGTGGCCGAAAGTAGAACCTGCCGAGTGGCATTGCACCGCAGACATGGCTGCCGCTTGCGGGTTACCGCGATCACTGAAGAACTCAACCGCTGAAGCGTTCGGTCTGGAGATCTCCAAATCGACCCGCGATAACATGTTGGGCAAGACGTGGGACGGCATGGACAAAGACTTCCAGAAGGAAGTGTCTGAGTATGCCATTAAGGACTCTGTCCTCTGCCTCCGGCTATGGAAAGCTTATGAGGATAAGTGGTCCCTCTTTGAGAGGGCCATAAGCCTCACAAATCGCCGCATCGTTCAGAGAGGAATCCCGATTGATATCGAGGGTCTACGTAAGGCCAAAGAGGTCATCAACGAGCTGATCTTCGAGACCGAGAAATCGATCCCTTGGGCCGACGAGAAGCCGCTCCTGAGCCGCAAGGCATTCGATGAACACTGCATCAAGAACGGCATCGAGCCACCCGCATCGCTCGCCAAGACTGATGTGGACGCGCAGAGGTGGATTCGCGCTCACGGCCACAAGTATATGTGGATCGAGGCGGTCACGAACTGGCGGCGGATTAACTCGATAAAGAAGAAGCTCGAGAGCTTTGACTACGCGACGATGCCCGACGAGCGATACTACGGCGGACTCATGTATTTTGGCGGACACACGGGCCGCTTTAGCGGGAGCGGTGGGAACCTGAACCTCCAGAACTTACCGCGAGAAGGTATGTTCGGCGTGAACATGCGTAACCTGATTACTGCCCCCAAAGGTAAGAAGCTGGTTGTCGTGGACCTCTCCCAGATCGAAGTCCGAACCCTCTGCTGGCTGTCCGGCGACAGGGAAACAATGGACGCCATCGAAAAATCCGACGACATCTACGAAGCGTTCGCTATCCAGTTTGGCCTTTGGTCGAGCGACAAAGGCTCCTTGAAAAAGGAAGACCCCAAACTCCGCCACAAAGTTAAGGCACTCGTTTTAGGCTGCGGCTACGGCGCGGGAGCTAAACGGTTTGCTGAGATGTATGATATGTCTGAACACGAGGCGCGGAGTGCCGTTGATCTCTACCGGACAAGGATTCATAAAGTTCCTAAGTTCTGGAAAAAATTGGACCGGAAGCTAAAAATGGCTTACGACGGGGTTCAGTCTACGGGGAGAAAGCTCGTCCTAGACCTCCCGTCGGGCAGGGCTTTAACCTACCCCAAACTGAGTAAAAATTTATCCGACGGTCGAGTTAAGTATGTTACTAAGCTTAACCGCAACGGGCAAAACCGGAACATGACATTGTGGGGCGGCGTCCTAGCGGAGAACGTCTCGCAGGCTCTAGCGCGGGATATTTTCAGTTACATGATGTTGGAGATCGACAAGGCGGGCATAGATATTATCTTCCATGTCCACGATGAAGTGATCTGCGAATGTGACGAAGACAAAGCGGAAGAAACCCTACAGAAAATTACCCAAATTATGTCCACCCCACCCGAGTGGATTCCCGACATTCCTCTGGATGCAGAGGGAGAAATCCTAACACAATACACAAAATAATATGACCTACAGATATTTGCGTAACCTACGCGACAGCAAAGCAGAGAAGGCAGGTGGCCTCGATACCCTACGATGGCCGAAGCCTAAGTTTAAGAACAAAGCTGACTACCGAGAGTGGTGCAGCAAGCCCTCTACCGACCACGTCTTCTATTCGTGCGTTGAGGGTCGCGCCCCGTCTAAGCGGGTCAGCAACGATAACCCCGTCCACAAGATTCACGGAGTAGTAGCGGATTATGATTCCCCCATCGACTGGGCTGGCTTTGAGAAAAAGCTGGAGAAAGTATGTGTATCCACCCCCTTACCTACATGGGCAAGCCGGACCCAGAGCGGATACCTGCGACTGGTGTGGGAGTTCGACGCTGCCCTGCCGATTGACCCGTCTATGTATGAGTCCTTTGTGCGTCACGTAAACAAGTCCCTTAAAATGGATAAGCTGTTTGCAGGATTCGACAAAACATCGCTGAAGCCTAACCAGTATTTTGAACTCGGAGAAGACTGGATTAAAACAGGTGGCCAAGTCACCTCAGACGTAGTCCATACGTGCCTGTCGAAAGCCGTTAATCTGAAACCGCCCGAGTCTTCGGATACCGCCATCCCTCTCGACGTAGTGGCCACCGAAGTTGAATCCCGATTCCCGAATCGGTGGTTCGGTGAATTTGAAGTAGGGTCTCGTGGCCCACTGTTCTGGATCGATGATGGGGTTGACCGAGACGGATGTCAGGTCGTGGAGGATGGCATTGTTTGTTATTCAGACAGAGCAGGCCAAGGATTCATGAGCTGGTCTGACATCTTCGGCGGCGCGTTCGTCAAGGATTACGAGATCAAGAAGCTATCGACGCTGCTGGACGAATACTGGTTCAACGGAAGATCTTTCTTTAAGCTACTCTACGGGAACGCGGTATCGATCCCGAAGGAGCAGCTCCTGCTCGAGCTTAGGCAGGCGGGGTTCTCCATTCGGGTCAGGCGCGGCAGAGCGATCAGCGAAGTTGACGAAGCCCTCCTGACGATCAGCAACAACAACCGCATCGACGACATCGCTCCGGTTGTGTTCTCGAGCGACCGCATTGTAACCTACAATGGCAGCCGCATTCTCAACTGTTCTAATCTGGCTCCGGTTGAGCCGGACTCGGACGGCGATCCCGCCAAGTGGCCCTTCCTGCACCAATGGTTAGGACAGCTATTCGTGGACAGCTCGGACAATCCCGCCCTAGACTATTTTTATTCGTGGATGCAGCGTTTCTACACTGCCGTCTTGGAAAGAGTCCCCTTGCAGGGGCAAGCTTTGCTGCTGGTCGGGCCGACAGGTCGCGGCAAGTCGCTATTGTCGAACAAAGTTATCAGCGGACTCGTAGGTGGTTTCTCTGATGCGTCTGACTATTTGTCAGGTCAAACAAAGTTTAACAAAGACTTAGGTCGTGTCGCCTCTTGGGTAATTGACGATACGACCTCAGCGGCCAGCTTCCAAGACCAGCGGCGCGCAACCGAACTCCTCAAGCGCGCGGTAGCTAATCCGCGAGTCGAGTATATGGCCAAGTATGCCGACGCCATGTCCCTACCTTGGACGGGCCGCGTTACCCTGTCCCTCAACATGGACGCCAACTCGCTGTCGGTGATCCCTTCACTGGATACCAGTAACCGAGATAAGCTGATGGCCCTGCTGATCAGCGACACGTCCACCAAGAGCTTTCCCCCCAACAGCCAGTTGGAGGGGACCATCGAGCAGGAGCTGCCCCACTTTGGTAAGTTCCTGTTGGACTGGAAGATTCCTAAGCCGATAGAAGACGTTGGACGGTTCGGGGTTAAGTCCTTCATTGATCTCACTATTGCAGACGCGGCCTACGACAACAGCAGCCGCAGCTCAATCGCGGAGCTAGTCGAATTCTTCTCCAAGCGATGCCGCGAGATACACCCTGAAATGGGTAAGTGGTGGGGGACTCTGACCGAGTTTCAGGTGATGATCCATGATCTGAACAACGGTCGCGACGTTGGCTCTTCACGTAATTTGGAGTTCTGCCGTAGGGGCATGATCACTCTGGAAGAGGGGAGTCGAGTCAATAAGAACATAAGACCCGTTACTTCTGAGGGTCGTGGAGGGGGTAAAGTTTGGAGCATTGACCTCGATGAGATCTACGATATAGGTTATAAAGCGAATGACAAACAAAGATCTCCAGATCAGGAGGCAGGAACTATGCGGTGAGTTTTGGATAGACCTGCGGGACGTGCTTAACACATTTGATTGCGATCCTGACGCTGTAATCGAGGCTTACATGGACGCGCCCCTAAGCGCATTCGTAGACCTCGTAGCACCTAACGGGATAAGGCCCGTCTACAAAAAGGAGGGCCGCATCAGCTACAGAGAATCACCGCCGGATGGTGAGTGACTCTAAGGCATCCGGCCTGCGGGTCTTCTTAATCTCGATGTTGTAGCCGTCTGCCTTGAAGCGGAATCCGTCTGCGTCACGCTCACCCTTCTTATTGAGCCTTTTCTTGTGGATGATGGACCTCTTATGAGACCAACCGCAGAGCCAGACCTTCTTGAGGCTCTCGTGGACGCGCATGAAGAAATATATGTCAGCCTCAAACTTACTGAAATTCGTCTTCACTACTGAAGCGTTGTAGTTCAGCTTCGGCTTCGACGTGCATTTCTTCGCCTTAACATCGACCTTGAGTCCCTTGTATTCGTAGTCGTGCGTGTAAGACTTATCGCCGACGTAGGTAAACTGCTTAAAAGTTTTCTCGAACGCGACTTCTCCTAAGAAGCCCGTCATGTTCCCTTTCCCGTTCGTGAAGGATGTCTTGAGACTCCCTAGTTTTTTAGACCTTCTGAAGGCTTCAGCGACGTCGTCTGCCGTTGGTTTGTAAGTTATGAATCGACTCAAAATTTTATTTTACGGGCGGGTTTAAGCGTTTAAGGATTCGTTCGTAGGCTGGAAAGAAAACCTCATCGATGCAGCGGATGCAGGCTTCTTCCTGAAAGGATTCACAGAATGAGATGCCAGAGATGTGGAAGGCTGCGTGGATCATTTCATGGCGAAGGGTCGTGATGAAGTCGTCATCCGTTAGGTAGGTATCGAGCTGGATCGTTTTCCTATCATGAAGGTATTGCCCGTAGGCTGAGTCCAAGTCAGTCATCTGGATCTTTATACGCTGACCCGCGATCATGACTGACTTTAGATTCTTCACTTTCTACGCCTTTCGGGATCGGTTACGAGCAATGCTAAGGACTCGTAGGTTGCTTGGTGAGTTGTTCAACGGGTTGCCGTCCTTGTGGTCAACGTCCTTCCCCGCAAGATGAGCGCCCTGAAGTTTTTTTGCTCTCCTCGCAGCGTTTCGGCTGGCCCGACGCTTTATCTGCTCCGGTGTGCCGTGGTAGTCCTTATATTCTTTTGGGTAGTTTCTCATTCGTCTTTAAAGTATTCAACGATTGCCTGTGTGTAAGCGCCTGCCAATAGCAGTCCTTTATACTCGAAAGCGGCCCAGTCCTTTGGGCTAGAACCGAAGAATGGTTCGCAGATCACGGCTGGTGGTGGCACTCTACGCAAGAACGCTGCACCACGCTGCACGGTATCCGTTGACTTGACTCCGCGACTAGTTTGAGCTGTGAAGGAGTCACCGTGGGCTTTGAGGAAACAATTAGCTAGGCGCTCCCCGTTCTTACTGCCCGTGTAGTAAAGGTATTCATATCCTGCGGCATTCTCGTTCGCGAAGCTGTTGAAGTGCAACTCGATGGCGATGTCGCACTCCTCTTTTCGGATAGCGCGAGCGAGCCAGTTCATCGCCCCACCGTAGCTGTCCGCCGGATATTCGTCGAAGACAACAGAAGTAATTCCCTGATGCCTTAGCTGGGCCTGCAAAATGTCAGCGACCTTTTTGTTGTATTCCCATTCAGTGACTCCGCTAATCGAGTCCGCGCCCTTGTCCCCGCGACGACTATGACCCACGCAAATAGCAACCTTCTTAGGCTTCTTGGTCTTGCGCTTCGCCAACCCCGCTTTGTAGGAGGATATCAGGCCCATGATCGCGTCTAGTAGTTC